TGATGTCAGGCCTGAGCGGCATCTTATCTCCTCTCTCATCTACTCTCCGGCTGAGCTGGCTTAGTGCCACAATAGGAATCTGTAGCTCTTTGGCTAGTAACTTAAGACCTCTGCTTATCTCGCCTATGATGTTGACTCGGTTGGTCTCCTTTGGATTGACAGAGTTAACCAGACCTATGTAGTCAACGAAGATGACTTTGATGTTATGCTTGTTCTTCCACATGGTAGCCTTTGTCCGAATTTTGGAAATGTTTAAATAGCCCTCATCAGTTATCTTAATAGGCCACTCTTTCATCCGGCTAACTGCATCATGAATTGCGCTCTTATCATACTGGTTAAGCTCACCTTGCTTGATCTTGTAAGCCCAGACATTAGACTCTTGAGAGGCTAGCCTCTGGACAAGCTCATGCTTGGTCATTTCAAGGCTAAACATACCACAGCCTATTCCTTGCTTGGCTAAGTTTCTGATTAAGGAAACTACGAGAGCAGTCTTACCTTGCCCGGGTCTAGCACCTACTACTATTAGCTCACCGTTTGTCAGGCCACCGCATAGCTTATCAAGTGCAGCTATGCCTGTCCGGTGTCCGGCAATCTCTCCTGGCTTACTTGTGAGCCATTGGTTAGATGACTCAATAAGCTGCTGCTTAAAGTCATCATCGTTTTTGGTTATGGAAGATGCAAAAAGTGCATCAAGCTTAGTCTGGTACTTAGAGTATATCTCAAACACATCACCAGAGTCAGCCTGTGACTCCTGCAGAAGCTGCATGCTGATGCCATATAGCTTGGCTCTGATGTACTGCTCCACTAAGTACCTACAATGAACTTCAATATGCCCAGGAGACTTGAGGCTTGAGAATACTTGAGCAATGTACTTAATGCCTCCGGCCTCCTTAACTAGGCCAGACTTCTTGATGGTGGCTACTGTTGTCTCTAGGTCTACAGGCTCTCCAGCATCTTGCTGGGCTTGGACAGCCTGTGCTATTATGCGGTGCTTGTCAACCTGAAAGCAGTCAATAGTTGGCAGGACTTGAAAAGCTGTGAGCCTATCTTCTGGTGACAGCATCATAGCGGAGAGGACTTGCCTCTCTAGTTCATCTTCTTCGAATTTCATTTCTATTGGTTTGGGGTAAAATTAAATGATTCATGCAGCCGATGCGACCGGCCGGCCGGAACTTCTTGGGTTTGCTCGTTTTTTTTGTTTTTAGGTTCGAAGATTCCTTTCCATTGATTAGCCATAGAGGTCTCAATTATTTCTTCAGCTAATTGAGCATTACCACTTGAGTAGTTAATAAGTTTCTTGACAAACATATCAAGTGACTCCTGAGATTTATAACTGTCCTTAATTGACTTCTTATAGTCAAGCCATCTCTGAACTAAGTAAGCCATCTGACCGTACCCTGACAAATCTAATTTGTCATTTTTAAGTTCAATAGTTCTATTGTTAGATAGTTCTCCTATGTGGGGCAGTGCTTCGTGCTGTGCTTTGGTCAGTGCCTCAGTCAGTGCTTTGGTATCTGCTTTGGTATTTTTGCCCAAAGCAACTACTACAGCTTGATGCTGATTTATTGCCTTTTGCACTATCCTTATAAAGCCAAATTCTGCAAGATCATTAAGGCACTTTGAGTAGGTCTTGTAATTACGGATGCCTGTTGCCTCCATAGTTACTGCCGATGGGAGGCCAAACTTTTCTTTTTGGCTTAGCTTATTCCAATGATAAACAAGATAGAAGTAAAGCTCAGTGTGGGCATGGCTTACTTTCTCTGGATGCTGGAATCTAAACTCAAACCAGGCATCAGTTAATTGATACCCATTCATAACTCAATACCTAATTCGTCAATAATTTTTTGAATTGATACTTCAGTTAGTGAGCTAAAGCATTTTTCATAAATAATTTTATTAAATGCTTTAACAACTACACATGCAGAACCTAATCCAGATACTTGAATTAGGATTTCAAATGTTTTAACCTTGATTTTCATAAAAGAAAAACCCCATCCGGCTTTCCATGTTGAGACCAGCCAAGGAGTAGGCTGACATGTACTGACCGAATGGGGCTTTAATATTTTTCATATCCTTTATTTTACCCGGGTCTCAATCGGGGGCTTTCGCCAGCACAAATATATACCTAACTTCTAATAGCCCAAACAAAAAGCACAGTAATTGCTAGGCCATAGCACATCAGCACTATCCCAATGGTTGCCCAGGCATTGTGATGCCTCTTAGACTCAACAAGGTCATCGGTCAGAAGATCATGCTCAGTGTGCCAATATTCAATATCCTCATTGAGCTTTTCAATTTCCTTACGGAGAGCCGCATTAGTCTCCTTGTGGTAGTCTCTTGACCGCCTGTGATTGTCAGAGTGCCTCTTGCACTCAGCAAGCTGGCTCTGAAGTGTCTGTATCTCTGTCATTGGTTAGATTTTTTTTTGCAAATATTTTGTCAAATAATGACAAACACAAGAGGGCAATAAAAATAATTATGTGAACCCACAGCCAGAATAGCCAGAAGTGCTGATAGTTAGTCATCTGAATAGCATTAAAGTGTTCTTGAACCACCATAGAGAAGCTGCCTTTCGGAGCTTGGTTGTGGCTACCTCATCAAGTTCATAGCCCTTTTCAATGAGCTTCTCAATAATGTACTCATTAGTCTGGCAATTGACATGCCCATCACCATCCTGACCAGGTATTGCCCAGCTAAGTAAAATAAGCCCTGGTCTATAGGAGTGCCTGCATAGGTTGTCAATAAATGTCTGCTCAAACTCTGCCGGAATATGTTCGCCTACTTCAAGACTCATCACGCAATCAAAGCCCTCATCTAGGTCAATGTACTGAGACAAGTCTAGCACCGAACCCAGACCACCGGATAGCTCAACAGTGTTAGGGTTGCCATCGTAAGCCTCGCAATAGATGCCATGCCTCTTGAATAGCTTCACATAGTCAGCCTTTCCACAGCCAAAGTCTACCAAGGTTTCTACTCCATTTTTTTTCAGCATCAGCAGGATTGCTGTTGCAAGCTTACTATCATAGGCATGACCTATGCCTGTTGAGTTTTCCCAGAAGCCTCTATTGTTTATTCTCATAGTAATAGTCTATCATAGTGATTACCTCATCAAGTGACCAGCACACAATGACTAGCCAATTACGCTCTACTAATTTGTCAAAGATAGCTAGCTGCTGCTCTGATGGTTTATTGTAGCCTACCTTAAGCTCAATGGCTAGCCCGGAGTAGCCTCTGCGCTGATCTAATATCAGGCAGTCAGGTATGCCAGCCTTTACTCCCATGCCTTTGAGCTTACTTGCTTCAATCGCATTTCTACTGCCTCCATTTGGTCAATGAAACCAGAATGCTCCTATAGTGTCAAGATATCTGGCTACTGCCTTCTGGAAGTTGTCTTCAGTGCCTACATACTTCTTAAAGTCTGGGCTAGGCTTGATGACCTCTGGGCTTTTGATGTCAAAAAATATTCCGGGCATTAATTTTTTTTGCAGTTAGTTTTGCAAACCTAAACCAAAAAGATGGACTTATTGAAAGTTTCAGACTTCTGCCGGAAGTTTCAGCTACCCCAGCACCGATTCAGTAGGTATAGAAAGCTCTTCCACACTCAGAAAGTGAAAGGCTATGTTAAGCCATGGGTAAAGGTTGACCAATGGAATCTTGAGATGGTAGCTGACATACTTGAGCATACAGGCACACGGAGAAGGAGAGAGAGACTTAGCCTGGAAGACTTCTGCCGTAAGTATGGCATCACTGACCAGCACTTTAAAAAGGTCTGTCACAGGCTACAGCTGGAAGATCATGAAGGGCAATTGATGATTGTTGACACTACAGTGAATGTGGCTCTAATGACTCACGGACGCATTTTTCGGAGCAGCTCAAAAAAAAAGTAAAATATTTTTGCAGATATATTTGCACAATAAAAAAGTAGCCTTACCTTTGTCTCAACATTTACCAATAACAATTACAGACATGAATTACTTCACTCCAATGGCAGCAGCTTACAATGAAGCAACAGACACACTCATTGTTCATTTTATCGGCAACGAGAAGCAGCACTATCCAAATCGTGAGGAGGCAGAAAAAGCATTAGGCTTCCCATGCAACTACTCAGCATCCGACTATAAAAACTTTCGCAAATCAGGCACAATGATTATTCGCCTTGATCTTGGTGGTCAAATCATTAACGCTAAGTAATCATGCACAACTTTCCAAAGTTGACCATTAGCCAACAGCTCAAGTACCTTGGCTACTTATTTATCGGCTGGTTCATTGCCAGCCTTATAGACGCACTTTAATTTTTACTTATATAAACCAAATAGATTATGGCAATTATTGCAAAATCCACCGGAGAGGCTACTCAGAGAGAGCTGATCCCTGCTGGCACTTATGTAGCCAGATGTTACTCAGTTGTTCACCTTGGTCATGTTACGCAAAAGTACATGGGTGAGGAGAAAGTGGTAGACCTGGTTAGGTTTACTTGGGAACTTCCCACAGAGCTAAGATGCTTTAATCAGGACAAGGGCATGCAGCCTTGTGCCATCAGCAAGGAGATGACCTTCAGCCTTAATGAGAAGTCAAACCTTAGGCAGCTACTTAACAGCTGGAGAGGTAAGGCTCTGACAGAAGATGAGGCAAAGGCATTTGACCTAGCCAGACTGATAGGCGCACCTTGTATGATCAACCTGATTCATCAGCCAAGCAAGAGCAATCCTGAGAAGGTCTATGAGCGCATAGCAGCTGTAATGCCAATGATGAAAGGCATGGTCTGCCCTCCACAGCACAATCCATCAATGGAGTTCAGTGTGCTTGAATTTGACCGGCCTAAGTTCGAATCACTGCCTACCTTCCTTCAGGAGATGATTACCGGAAGCACCGAATACCAGGCAATGATGAAACTGCCTCCTGTTCAGCCTACCAACATGCAGAAGGAGGAGATGCTCCACCAGCAGGAGGTAGCAGCTAAGCTCGCAAGTGATGATGCTTTTGATGAATTACCATTCTGATTATGGCAATGACAGCAGTAACAATCACACAGATAACCTACGAAGAGTTAGAGTTATTGATAGAGAAGTCACTTAATAGAATTTTGAATGATAAAAAATCAAAATTCATGACCATTCAAGAGGCTGCTTATTATCTCTCATTGGCTAGACAAACTATTTATGGTTTAGTTAATAATAATAAAATACCATACCATAAAAAAGGTAAAAGACTATATTTTATTGAGTCAGAATTAACTGAATGGATTTTAAACAAATAATCATGGCAACACTCTGGCAACTAACACAAGAAGAACTCTCCTTCATCAGCTTGATGGAGGAGAACGGAGGTGAGCTTACTGATGAGATATCAGAAGAGCTTGCCATCAGGAGGGAGAACTTCCAGCACAAGGCAGAAGCCTATGCTAAGTTTATCCTGAAGCTCGAATCTGAGGCTGATCAGGCTGCTGCTGAGATCAAGCGCATACAAGCTCTAAAGAAGGCCAAGGAGAACACAGTGCTAAGACTCAAGGAGTCGCTTCTGGCTGCTCTCATGGTCTTTACAGAGGAGGATGCCAAGGGCATCAGGAGATATGAAACTCCACTAGCCAAGCTCAGCACTCGCAAGAGTCAATCTGTGGAAGTACTTGATGACACAATTATACCTGATGAGTTCTGGGTAGTCAAGAAAGAAGTCAGCAAGTCTACAATTACTCAGGCCATCAAGGATGGTGCTGAAGTACCAGGAGCGCAATTGAAGGACAATATTAGCCTAAGCATAAGATGAGAGAGCATAAGTATAGATTCGACATCATCAACAACAATGGCTATCAGGAGCAATACACTGGCCTATTTGATAATCGGCAACAGGCAGAGGCTTGGTTCAATAAGCATGGCAAAGAGCTGATGGATCATGGCAGAATGATTATGATGGTCAAATGCGGAAAGGGTACTGTTGTTGAGAATATTGAGAAAATTGAGTTTCTATAATTGGCGTAATTGGTTAAAATGTTAAATGAAAAAAGGGAGGCTTTTGGCCTCCCTCTTTTTTTGTGAGCTATCTGAATTAGATAGTCTCGAACTGAGCAGTGAAGATACCATTCACTCCCTCGTTGCTGTCTCCAGCAGGGAAGAGAGTAGTAGGAGCAGTAAACACATCGAAGTAGCACTCCATCCAAACGGCATAGGTCTCATTGCACTCATCAGGCAGGATGCGAACATCACACTTAACCTGAGGCAAGCCCGGGATAGGCATAGTGAAACGATTCATTACACCAATCTGACCATAGCTACCTACATACTGCAGGAACGGAGTGTAAACGAGTGAGCCAGGTGCGAACACGATAGCAGAGTCTTCATTGGTCAAAGCACCAGCTGCGTTCACATCGAAGTAGTACTCAGCAAGTCCGGTGTTGTCACGAACAGTAGCAAAGTTGATACCATTAGCACCCTGACCGAAGTAACGGCTATCGTTCATCCATACACGCTGAAGCGCACCAGCACCACCGATGATGATGGGAGAACCAGAGAATCCTGTGTTCATGTAGTTCTGCTTCATCTGGAAAAGACCTAATGGGTAAATAGAACCGTCTGTGTTCTCAACAACATAGGTAGGGTTGGTTGCACCACCATACCAGTTACCAGCTGCTCCAGAGATAGAAGCAAGGAGGTCTTGGTTCATAGCCTGAACAAGAGCATTAGCTGACAGCTGGAAGTCAACAAACATCTCACGAACTACGGAGAGCGCACCACCAGCAGCACCAATGGCATTAGCCCTCTGCACAATCTGGTTAGGGTCGGTTGAGCCAGTCAAGCTAACAAGCTCAGAGTAAGCCTCGCAATAGGTGCGGAGCTGAGCCTCGGATAGAGTGAAGGACACTCCACGGTAGTTGTTAACCTGGAATGTCTCCTCAATGTAGTTCATCTGTGCGCCCGGGTCACAAGACTTAGTGTCTGTGGCATCGGATGCAAGCTGACGCTGCTTGAATGTAACACGAACTTCTTTAGAGTGACCTGTTCCATTGTCATTGGCCTGCTTGATGATTTGGCCTGTACGAAGGTTGGAAGGATCATTGAGGGCAGCAAGAGTGCCACCCATAAGCTGCACATTGGCAGGGTTGTTTATAAGGTTGTCGCTCAGAGATGTGAGAATCGCTGGACAGACATTAGCTGTTGATAATGACATTTTAGTAGATAGTCTTAACGCATTTTTGCAGCAACATTAGAAATATCAGCAAGTGCTGACCTAACGCTCTGCGGAAGTGGTGTGCCTTGACTAGCCTGTGGGGGCAAAGTCGGAATTGATGGTGTGCCTGCTGTGAATTGAGCCTGGTTAGTGCCACCTACTCCCTGCTCCTTTAACAGCTTATTTTCCTGCAAAACTAATGCAGAAAGGTCAGAATATGAAAACTCCCTTCCGTTATGCACAAGTGGTAAGGTAGGGTCTTTGGCATTGACAAGCTTAGCAGCATTACGCTCTGCATCATAGATAATCTGTCCATCCAGCTGAGCCAGCTTACGCTCAAGAACTGCCTGATAGGCTGGCACTCTGGCTGCTTCGGGAATCTGGTCATTCCACTGAATGCCGTTGAGCTGAGTCTGCTCCCATAGGTTCTTCATCTTAGACACATAACGCTGCTCAATCAGGTGCTTGTCTGCCTCTGCCTTAGTAACCAGGTCATCGTATTTAGCTTGTGCCTCTGCCATCTTCTTGAGAAACTCCTCAGACTGATTGCTATTGGTTGAGTTCTTTGCCTTCTCTTCCAGCTCCTTTAGCTTCTTGAGGGCAAGCTTAATCTTATCACCGCTGTTTTTGGTGACTTTTAGCTCCTCTACGGCATTGGCATCTAGGCCATACTCCTTTGCCATCCTGACTATCTCTTCATCATAGCCCATCATATAGTTACTAATGAAGTGCTTCTTCAGATCAAGGCTGGTCTTTGCTAGCTCAAAGTCGAATAGGTTTGTGTTGAACCTGTTGCTCACAGCCTCTGGCACTTGAATGTCATTAAGTGCTGATGCACTAATCATCAGGTTGAACTCTGGATCATCTGATACCCCAGCTCTTTTTGCCTGCTGGATTAAAAACTCTTTTATATTCATACATTATAGGGGCAAATCATCTACTCTTAAATCCAATGAGTCAAGTCCGGTAGGCTCTTCGTCCTCAATAACTACCTTACGCTTACGCTTGGGCTTTGCCTCCTCCTCTTCTTCGGTGCTGATAGCAGCAGCTGCTAATTCAGCAGCCATTTCTGCCTTGAGCTGAGCCTTTAGCTCTTCTTTTAGCTTCTCAATATCCGGCAGACCTACTTGCTCAGACTTATGCTTAATGCCGACATGGGTCTCACCAATTGGCCTGATCCTTGCCCAGCTATAACTACGCTTGTTAACGGGTTTCTGAAGCTCACGGAGAGCAATCTGAGCATTGACTGACACCTCATAGGGTGTGTCTTGTGCGCCTGTGTTTGGGTTAATTTCCCAGCGAACTACTTTCACTTGTGTCCGGTTGCCATGCTGTCTGATGGCATCACGGATGTACTGTAGATTATCCATTATATTAATTTAATTAAGTTACCCTGTATGGTGAATTTGACTTCTGAGAGTACCTGATGTGCCTCTCTCCTGGTAGGCTATGCATGGCTTAAAACCATAGGCATTGCAATTACTCTGCATGTCGGCAGTCATAGCATCTAGGCCATTAGTCTGGACAACTGTCCTCTTTAGCCAATCCAATGCACAATGATTGGTAATTATGTAGGCATGAGTAAGCCACATGCCATCTCCTTTCCAGAGATTAGGCAGCTCTGGTATGGCTACCTTCTCAATGGTCTGCTCCTTATAGCCTGCATAATACTCCCAGCCTAAGTGAAGAAAATCAAAGTCTGGCAGCTTATCATAATGCTCAACCAGAGCCTCAAGTTTAGGCCATTCAAACCTAGCATCATCCTCCAGAACCAAAGCTGACTGATGCCCATTTTGGACAATTTTTGTCCAGACTTCCCGGTGAGAAGCACAACAGCCTATCTCTCCAAGAGACATGTTAGGTCTCTTTTTAGACTTCTTCAGACTATTGTCTACTACATGACCGGGCTTATTGCCATCATTAGCCTTTATCCATTGCGGAGCATTGCCATGCTTGTCAATTATGTGCCGGATGGTGTGAAACAATCTGTTTCTTCTCTGGCTGGCCTTAGGCAGGCTTATAAAGTAGATAGCATCAACAGGCAACTTCACAGCTGATCCTTTCGGTGACCGAGAAGTCGATGCTGAAGAAGTAGGTCTCAAAGTTCCGCTCTGCAAGTCCGAAGTACTGGCTTGCGATTGCTTTACTATTGTAGTCTGTGCCTGCATAGGTTATGCCTTTTGTGCGATTAATTATAGAGGTAATGCCGAACTCAGCATTCTCATAGGTTGAATTAGCAATGAGCTTGAAGTTGACTGTGCGGAGTAAGCTATTAGCTCTGCCTCCGGCAGGGGCTGCTTCTACTGAGGCTGATTCCCGGAGATAAAACACTACCAGTGGGTAGGTATCATTGACAGCGCAATAGGTCTGTCCATCCTTAGTCACATAGTTACCAGCACTGCCTTCCAGAATGCTCTCAACAGACTC